GGGTGATTTTCCGTCGCGGAGGTTCTAAAGGCTGCAAGTGCTTGTCAATCACGCAACAACTCACCCTGCACTTGACAAGTACCTGTCAGGTGCGTAATGCTAGGCGCAGCAACGAAAACGAACGGCTGGGGTTCCTTCCCAGGGTTGAACCGACTCGAAGTCAGAGCATGGGCAATCCCTGCAATATGGAGCGCGGGTCCGGGAGTCGAGTTGTCAGAGCGTGGGTCGCCAGGTCGTCCGAGGTGCGTCCGGGAACGGAAACGTATCGGGTAGCGATTGAGGTGGGAGTCCCTGCTGGCTGCTGGAGAGTGGACGCACTCTTGTCAGCCCGGCCTATGCTTGACCCAGTAGTAAGCCTGTCGGTAAAAGGTCGAACCTTGACCGGAGATCTTGAAACGCTGCCGGAAAGACAGGTACTGGGAGCGAGTGGCTGCCATAGGGTGGTAAGCGCTCGCTCGCAGCGGGATGGAGCAGTTCGGAGTGCTCGCTGGGCTCATAACCCAGAGGTCGCCGGTTCAAATCCGGCTCCCGCTACCAAGATCCCGGCGCGCTGCCGGTGGAGTGGTCCGCCACTGGTACGGGACTTGAGGTAGGCCGGGGATGGACTCCCGGTTAAGAGGGCCGACGCCTCACAGTCAGTCGGACAGCAGGCCCCGACGCCTCAGGCGACGGCAGCAAGCGGTGCGTTTATGTCGTAATAGTCGCCCCCCGCCCAGAGCCGAAGCCGTGGATCAACGTCGGGGCCTCGCTGTATCCTGGCTCCGGTCAGGCTGGCGTGCTGGACGCTGAAACCCTGACGGCCCACCGGAGATGTCTGTAGCAGAGCCCGCCAGCAGGGTGATGTGCTCCGGAGCAGGCCCGGCCGCCTGGTCCAGTGGCCGGGCCTTTCGCTGCCGATCGCGGTATCCTCAGGGCCGTGGCGACCATCCCTGTGGACATCCGGAACGCGCCTCTCGGCGATGCGCTCGCCGCGATCTACGAGGCCGTTCTGGCTCAATCCACCCGCATCGATTCACTCCAGGAGCAACTTGTGACCCTGAACGAAGGCTTCGACCGTCTCGACACGAACATCACCGAGGTTCTCGCGCTGGTGAACACCAACGCGGACGAACTCCAGGCCGCGCTCGACGCCGAGCGGGCCGCCAACGCCACGCTCGTCCAGGCCGCGCTGGAGACCCAGGCCGCCGAGGATGCCGAGGACGTCAACCAGAACGCCGCGCTGGCCGAGCAGGTTGCTGCCCGGGACGCCGCCGTGGCCGAGGTCGACGCCGCGCTGGGCCGCGTCAACGACGCCAACGCCCGGCTGGAGACCGCGCTCACCCCGGAGACCCCGGTCGACCCCAACGCCTGACAAGTACCTGACAGGTCTGGTATAGTTGCACTCGTTGGTGCAGCGAAACGCCTGGCTCGTCGTCATGCGCCCCAGGCGGCCACGCCGCCGACATTGAACGAGGCCCCGGAGCATCCGTGCTCGGGGCCTCGTTCTGCGTTCACCGTTATGCTGCGCACATGGGCGGAATTGGATCAGGCGGTGCGCGGTCTCACAGCGGACCCCCGCCGAGTGTGCACGCACTGGAACGTCGGCGCGACGGCAAGGAGTGGACGAAACTCCCGGCTGCCGGTCGGCTTGAGCCTGCGCCGGAGTGGCCGGACGAGGTCAACGCCCCCAGCGAGAAGGAACTGCTGATGTGGCGGCGGATCTGGATGTCGCCGCAGGCGCTCGTCTGGGAAGCGGACCACGCGCAGGACATGGTGGCGTTCTACGTCCGCACCTACCTGGAGGCGATGAAGCCCGGGGCCGGTGCGCAGGCGCGCACGTTCGTGAAGCAGATGTCCGAGGCTCTCCTGCTGACTCCGGCCACGCTCGCGCAGCAGCGCTACGTCATCTCCGGCACCGAAGAGGCTCGCGCCATCGATGCCGCAGTGGCGGACGGCAGGCCCCCGGCCAGGAAGGGGAAGTCAGCCAAGGAGCGGTTCGAGCAGTCCGGCTTCAAGGTGATCCCCGATCCGGCCCCGGACTCCAAGCCGCAGGACGACGACGCCATCGACCCCGACGAGCCACCGTTCTGATTGGGTGCTGAATGAAGTGTGTGAAGATCGACATCGAAAGCGCCATCCCCCAGGGAGAACTCATTGATGTTCTCTGGTCCAGAGAACGCAAGAACACGCTGGCGAAAGAGATCATCAATTCCCACCGGGAGAAGGCGGACGCGGCAGCGTCAGCCGCTGGCGGGAGCCTGCGCACCGACACGCCGCCCGAGTTCTACATCCGGCGCGGCGCGGACCTGGTGGCCGGGGGCGACTTCCTGCTGACCGCCAGCCGCTGGGACGTGTGGGTGCCCGACACGTTCGATCCGGCTCGCGCCTCGGCTGCGACACGATGAAGGTCTGCGAGGTCTGCCGGTACCCCAGCGGTGAACACGCGCGAGACTGCCTGACCATCTTGGAGAAGGCGATCGACGAGATGATGGCCGACTCGCTCGGCCTGGCGGGGTCGGGCCGGGCCGCTGCCCTGCGCATGGTCGAGGAGTCCCGTGCCCGCACCCGTTCCGCAGAATGAGTACCTGGTCGACTTCCCCACCCTCTGGGTGGCGATCGACTGGGTGGAGCATCACTGCGTCATCCCGGACGGATTCTCCAAGGGCGAGCCGTACGAACTGGCCGACTGGCAGACTTGGTTCTACGTCAACCATTACCGGGTCAAGCCGACCGCTCGGCTGGAAGGCCGCCGAGGCGTGGGCGCTCCGGCGTTCTACTACCGGCGATCGCAGATCGTCATGCCGCAGAAAGCCGGAAAGGGACCGCTGACAGCGAGTCAATGCTGCCTGGAGGCCTGCGGCCCGGCAATGTTCGCAGGCTGGGCCGAGGGCGGCGAGATCTACGACTGCCGCAAGCATGGCTGTGGCTGCGGCTGGATCTACGAATACTCCCCCGGCGATCCGATGGGGATTCCGTGGCCCACCCCACTGATCCAGATCACGGCCTTCAGCGAGGAGCAGACCGACAACGTCTACGGCGCGCTGAAGCCGATGATCGAGGCGGGACCGCTGGCTGAGGTGATCCCGCGCGTGGGCGAGGAGTTCATGCGCCTGCCGGGCGGCGGCCGGATCGACACCGTCACCAGCAACAACCAGTCCCGGCTCGGCCAGCGTGTCACCTTCGTGCCACAGGACGAAGTCGGGCTGTGGCTGCCGATGTCGAAGGACGGCAAGGGCGGCAACATGGTGAAGGTCGCCAACACCCAGCGCCGTGGCGCGTCCGGCATGAGTGGCCGGGTGGTTGAGACCACGAACGGTTGGGACCCGAGTGAGAACTCGGTGGCCCAGCAGACGGCTCAGTCGGCGCTGGTGAAGAAGGACATCTTCCGCCTGCACCGGCTGGCCCCGGCCAGTTGGTCGTTCACCGACAAGCGCGAGCGCCGCAAGATCCTGAAGTACGTCTACAAGGGCTCCTGGTGGGTGGACCTCGATGCGATCGAGGCCGAGGCCAGTGAGATCATGCTGACGGACCCCGGCCAGGCGGAGCGGTTCTACGGGAACCGGATCGTGGCCGGGCTCGGGCAGTGGATGGACGACCTGATGTGGCAGAACGCCTACAAGCCGCAGCCGGTGCCGGACGGCACGGCGGTCGCCGGGGGATTCGACGGTTCCGAGAACGACGACTGGACGGCGATCCGGCTGGAGACCCAGTCCGGCTACCGGTTCACGCCGACGTACGGGCCGGACAAGCGGCCCGCCTACTGGAACCCCGGCGAGTGGGGCGGCTCCATCCCGCGCGGCGAGGTGAACGCCTGTGTCGACGAGATCGGGCGGAAGTACCGGCTGCGGCGCTTCTATTGCGACCCGAGGGACTGGCGCACGGAGATCGGGGAGTGGGCGCTGAAGTTCGGCGAGGAGGAGGTGTTCGAGTGGAGCACCTACCGGATCGACGCCATGTTCCTCGCGCTGAAGCGCACCTACAACGACCTGAAGTCGGGCCGGACCACGCATGACGGCGATCCGCTGGCGGCGCAGCACATCTCGAATGCTCGTAAAGTGGCCAAGCCAGGGGACAAGTACATCCTCGGCAAGCCGGACGCCCACCGCAAGATCGACATCGCAATGGCCGATACGCTCGCGCACGAGGCTGCGGCTGATCTTCATGCCATCGGCCCGGATGCGTGGAAGCCGAAGCGACGGCTCACCCGGGTTTCCGGCCGGGCTCATTCGTACTAGGAGAAGCAGATGGTTCTGGCGCTGGAGATCGGCCCCGAGGTAGGCAGTCCGCTCTGGTGGGTGAACCGGCTGTACGCGGTGCTATTGGACCGCCGTCCTGAGATCAACAAGTGGGACGACTACTACCGTGGCAACTTCCCGCTGCCGTGGCTGGCTCCGCAGGCCGCCGACGAGTTCCGGCGCGTGCTGAAGATGAGCCGGGCCAACTACATCGGCCTGGTCGTGGACGCCATGTGCGAGCGGATGGCCGTGGAGGGATTCCTGGTCACCCAGGACACGGACGGCGACCCGAGCATCGACACCAGCAACGAGGACCCGCTCCAGACCGATGCGCAGATGCAGCGGATCTGGCAGGCCAACAACCTCGATACCCTGTTCGACCAGGGGCTTCTCGAAGCGGCTATCACCGGCCAGTCCTACCTGATGATCGAGCCGAACCCGAAGGACTCGCGCACGCCACGCATCTTCGTGGAGCACAGCAGCCAGATCGTCATCGCCTTCAAGCCGGGCACGAACCGGCGCGAGGCGCTCGCGGCGCTGAAGGTGTGGACCGACGAATGGACCGGCCAGATCTTCGCCACCCTCTTCCTGGAGGGCTCGATCCACAAGTACGCCACGAACGCCAAGGACGAGGCGCAGTTCTCGATCCAGTCGCCGTCCGGCGTGTTCGAGAACCGGCTGATGCCGATCTGGAACCTGCGGGTCGTGCGCGACGGGCTGGCGCAGGGGCCGAACCGGCTCGGCTACGTGCCGCTGTGGGAACTGCCGAACAACCCCCGGCTGCTGTCCGGTGGGCAGTCGGAGATCTACGATCTGACCGATACGCAGGACCGGATCGTGAAGACGATCGCCGACCGGCTAATGACCCAGGACTTCGGCGCGTTCCCGCAGAAGTGGATCAGCGGCTGGCCGGAGGAGGACGAGCATGGCAACCCCACGCCAAGGATCGAGGTGGGCCGCGACCGAATCCTCACCACGGAGGTGCCGGAGACGAAGTTCGGCCAGTTCGACGCGGCCGAGATCCAGGGCTATCTGCTGGCGAAGTCGGACGACGTCGTCGATATGGCCAGCCGCAGCCGGACACCGGCCCAGTACCTGCTCGGCAGTATGAACAACGTGAACGGCGACACCCTGAAGGCATCGGAGTCCGGCCTGGTGGCGAAGGTCCGCCAGCGGATGCGTGGGCACAACGACCCGCTGGAGATGGCGATGATGCGGGTGCGGGAGATGGCAGGGCTCCCGGCCGGACCCGGCGTCAACATCGAGGTCGTCTGGCGCAACCCGGAGTTCCGCACCGAGGGCGAACTGGTCGACGCCTTGCTGAAGATGGGCGACCTCGGCGTGCCGGAGGAGGCACTGTGGGGTCGCTGGGGTGCCACGCCGGAGGAGGTGCGGCGCTGGAAGGCCATGCTGGAGGACAAGATGAAGCGGGCGGCGGCCGGTGACGCGACGGTGATCCTGGCGGAGCGCTACCGGGCGGCAGCGGCCGGGCCGATCGAGGCCGAGCAGGCGGCCAAGCAGGCAGAGGCCGTCGCCAAGGCCAAGGCCAACGGCGGCGGCGCGAACTCCAAGGGCACGCAACCTGGTCAGCCGCGCGGCTCCAAGGGGCCGGGCAACCGCAGCAGCGGCACATCCAGCGCGAGCGCGAGTAAGCGCCGGGCGAACGCACCGAAGCCGAGCACGACGTGATCCGCCGTCTGCTGCGCCTCGATCCGCCTCCCGGGTATGTGGTGCGCTACGACCCACGCTTCGGCTGGGAGGCGTTTCGGCTGGAGCATGGTGAACGACTGGCCTGCGTCAAGGCGGCGTGTGATCTGCGCGCCATTGCGACCTGGGCCTGCCATGACGACCTGGAGAAGGCGTGACCACTCAGCCGGAGACCACCCGGCAGGCGCAGGCGGCGCTGGCGACGGCTGCCGCCTACCAGGCCGAGCAGGAGGCGGAACGGAAACGCCTGCTGGCGGCGGTTCTGGCGCTGTGGGCCACGCTGAACATGAAGGAAGTGCTGCCTTCCTGGACGATCGGCGGGATCGGCACCCGGATCTACGTGCTGCTGTCCAGCCTGATGGAACTGGTGGCCGCCGACGCGGACGGCTACATCCGACGAGCGCTGGATGAGCAGGGGGTCACCCACAACGGCCCGGCCATCATCCCGGTGGCGTTCTCGGGGCGTGCCAGCGATGGCCGGGATCTTGAGTCACTGCTGGCTGGCGCGGTGGCGAAGGTGCGTGAAGCGCAACGGAAAGGCCTGTCGGACGCGCGGGCTCGCCAGCAGGGCCGCGACTTCCTGGAACTGGTGGTCAACACTCAGATCGCCGACGCTGCTCGCGCGGCCGAGTCGGTGGCCATCGCTGTGGCGGACGGTGAGAAGAACGGCCGGAAGGTCGCGGTCGGCTGGGTGCGGATGCTGACGCCGCCCTCGTGCGGCCGGTGCGCCATCCTGGCCGGGAAGTTCTATCGCTGGAACTCGGGCTTCCAGCGGCACCCGAACTGCGACTGCCGTCACATCCCGGTGACCGTGGCGGGTGCCAACGAGTTGTTGACCAATCCACAGGTCTATTTCGACTCTCTGACTACTGCGGAGCAGGACTACTACTTCGGCAAGGCCAACGCGCAGGCCATCCGGGACGGAGCCGACATCAGTCAGGTGGTGAACGCCTCGAAGACCGGGCTGTCGACGGCCGACGACGGACGTCGCTACCGGGTGGACCCGAAGCAGCGTGGCGACCTCGACGGAACGATCGTCCAGAACGGCCAGGTGCTGCGGCCCACGGTGTGGCAGATCTACCGTGACGCGAAGGGAAACCAGGAGGTGGCGAAGGCAATGCTCGCACGATTTGGATACACTCGCCCTCAGCGGTGAGGTGCGACACCTCCCACACACTTCGCCAGCGCGATGCTGGTGCGATCGGACAGCGCGAGGCTGTCGAACCCCAAGGAGAACGCATGTCAACGTCCCCGTTCGAACCGCTCGGATATCGACTCGATGGCCGCCCGTACTGGGGCTTCTCGGGAGCCGAAGGCGAAGACGACGGTGGCGGTGGTGATTCCGACTCCGGCAACGACGGCAGCGATGACGGCGGCGCGGAGAAGGATCCCGTCAAGGTGCTCGAATCGACACTGAGCAAGGTGCGCCAGGAGCGCAAGGCTGTTCAGGACGAGTTCCGGCCCTACAAGGCGACATTGCGCGAACTGGGGATTCAGAGCCCGGATCAGTTGAAAGAACTGCTGACCAAGGGATCTGGAGGCACCTCAGAGAAGCCGGTGGACATCGAGAAGATTCGGGAAGCCGAACGCTCGAAGATCCAGCAGGAGACTCAGCGCGAGATCGCACTGGCCAAGGTGGAAGCCAAGGCCAAGGGGATGTTCGCCGACCCGGACGACGCGGTCAATTATCTGCGGAACAACGTGGATGACCTGCTCGGGCGGGACGGCAAGCCGGACCCGAAGGCGATCGAACGCGAACTGGGTGACCTGCTGGAAGCCAAGCCTCACTGGGGTGTGAAGGAGCAGAAGGACATCGGTTTCGACGGCGGGGCCCGGCAGACGGCCGGGGGCACGCAGTCGATGGATGACTTCCTGCGCAAGACCTCCCGCGCTCGGCGCGGTTAGTCGCGGCCCCCACCTGGGGGTCGCATGACCCCCAGGAGATGCAGTGAAGAACCACCTCCGGGAGCCCATTGGCTTCCGCTCCGATGGGCGGCCGATCTTCGGCTTCTCTGGCGGGGCATACGACAGCCTCACGAACCGGTCGGACGTCGCGCCGCTGATCCCCGAGCAGGTCTCCAACGAGATGCTGGGGAAGGCGACCGAAGGGTCCGCCGTCCTCAACATGTTCCGCAGGATTCCCGTCCAGGGCACCTCGATGCGGTTCCCGATCCTGACGGCC